CACTTTGTAAGAGATGATATTTCTTTTGGAACATATACGTGACTTCCTATTACTTTTTTAACAGCTCTTAGTTTGTTAAAGTCATTTTTTAAATCGTAGAATTTGGTATCGGCTATCATTGTAATGTCTTGTGTATCATAAAGATAGTAACCTGGAACAGCTCCGGCAAATTCTCTTATGCCGTCATTAATGAGTTGATCGCCAAGAGTTAAATTTGTCGCTCCAGCGTCGTTGGTTAAACTTCCATATAAATCGCGTAATGTTGTATAGCTTTTCATAATTATAAATTAGTCAATGAAAAATAAACTTCTACTGATGATATAATAGGTGCGTCTGTTATTCCTGTTCCAGAGTGATATTGCATTGCTAATCTCATATTTTTAAATTTAGCAGTCAAATCTTTATATTCACTTTTAATATTGTCTGAAGTTATCACAGAAACACTATCAGACTCACTAAAAACTGTTACTAAGTCGCTTGATTTGTCTCTAAGTACTAAGCCAAGTTTTCTACCAGCAGAACTTGTTTTAATATAATTTACTACTACTCTTTCAACTTTTCCTTGCATTCCAATTGGAAACTGTGGTTTCGCTAATCCAGTATAAAATAATGTTTGAAAATTATAATTAGAACCGAGTGTTTGAAGTCCACCAGCTGTGGTTGTTCCAGTAGAAATAAATTGTGTTTTACTTAATGTTTTACACATTCCACTTACAGCTCCTTGCCCTTCTGCTGTTGCATTTAATCCTTTTGGCAATTCGTCAAACGGAGAACCGTAAGAATAAATAGTTCCTTGCGAGTTCCAATAAATAACATCTCCCTGAATATCAACACCACCTCTAATGGGAGGATTTTTGTCTATTGCTTTAATTGGTTTAAATTCTGTTTCATCAAATAATAATATTTTAGTTACTTTTGAATTTATGCCTATCGGGTCTGACGGAGTTCCTTGTGTAAAACAACCGATAGTTCCTCTATATTGAAATGCTTCACTAACATAATTATCATTAAGATTTTTAGAGTATGTAATATCTAAAGATAAGTTGTCCCAAAAAAATGCTCTTGCTTCACCTGCGTATCTGTTAGAACCAGCCACTTTTTTATAAGCAAAAATAACTGTATATTGATTATATTTTTCAAAAGTTGTAATTATATAACCGTTTGGAAGTTGTAAAACATTAGCCGAAAAATTACCGTCTGCGTCAGAACCCTGTCCGTCATATTCGTGAACAAAATTTCTATCTCCTATCAATAAAACATCTCTGTCATTAACCATCATCGGATGAGGATCATCTTTGCCACCTGTTAAATATGGAGCTCCCAAAGGAGTTGCTGGGGCTGTTGACATAAAATCATCATCAAAAGTAGTTGCTAGATCATAAGTTCCAACATCCCAATCAGTATCGTCAGTAAAAGAATAAAACACTCTTTCCGCAGAAATTCCTCCTACCTTCGCAGTATAAATAACAATATCGTTACCAGTTTCTCCTGTATGAGCTCCGTGTGCTATTGTGTGTGGAAAAGTAGTTGGGGTTACCAATGCTGGTGTTGTACTTAAGTTTTGAACTTTATGAAGTTTAGAACCTTGACTTACTAAATAAGCATCATTTCCACTTACAATTCCTTTCAAAATTAAACTATCAACAACAGAAACATTTGAAACATCTGCCTGTTGAAATCCGGGAGCACATCCACCTAAATATCTATACGGATTCATTGTCCTAACAGAAGACAACATTTTCCCCTCGTTCCACAGACCGCCCATATCAAACTGGGGGTCTAAAGTTGAAGTCCAATCTTCAATATCAAATATAATTTTATCTTTAAATATTTTAGGCATAATCCCCCTTTCCTAATGGTTTAAAATATAAAGTTATTTGTATTCCAGCTATAACAGTAAGATTGCCACCGTCTTTTAATGCAAGTCTGTCTCCTTCTACAAGTTGTCTATTATTTGATAATTTTATTCCTCTCTTTGAAATTACAGTATTGGCTGTTGAAGTTAAATCAAATGTTGTTTTTAAAATTGAGCTTCCACTGTCTAGAGCTGTTGTTCCTGTCAATTTTTCTATATCAACGGTAGCATTATCATCTCCAGCTACTGCGTGAACTTCTTTTACTTTCAAAACTTCACAAGGTCTTGTAGCTGTAAAAAACAACCCATAATTAGCAGCAGTTTGTGGTTGAGTTCCTGCTAAACTTACAGTTATATAAAACCCGTCTTTTCTTTCTATTTCGTCTAAATTCATAATTTAAAATAATTGAAAAAAATTACTTGTATCTGTTACTGGAACTGTATATGTTACTACAAGTTTAGGATCATTAGCAGTTCCTGCTCTATTTGAAGTAAAAACACTAATATATGCTATTTTTGCTGATACCCAAGTTGGAGCAGAAGCTGCAACATCATAATTTGCGTTTCTTATACCAAATTTTGAAATACTTGTCTTTGATATATTTCCTCTGCCTGTTGCATTAAAAGTAAAATCATTATAACTATTATCAGTCCAGTTTGCCCAAGTAATTGGAGAACCAGTCTGAGAAGTTGAACCGACTTGTGAATAATCTGAATTTTGTAATGATATATTTGAAGCGGGAGTTGATGTATAAATATCAACATCAGGAGCATAATTTCCATTATCATATTTATCACCTCCATCATAGAGTGATAAAACTCCAGCACTTATTGTAGCTCCAGCAGTTAAGGCGGAAGTATCAAAAAGAACAATTTGCCTTGCTAAATTTTGCCATTGGTTATTTGTTGATGTTGAAATCATTGATATGAGCGACATAGAACTGCTAGTATACTCATAAGCAGTTCCAGCTCCTGCTATAATCGTTGCCCAAGTTTCATTAACGCTTTGTCTTTCTACTCTACCATCAACAGGATTATCTGTTCCAATACTTCCAGGATATTGTGTTAATGTAGAAAATCCAAAACTTAATTTTGAAAGTGCTTCCATTCTGTCCAGAAAAGCCCAGTCCAATCCGTGAAGCAAAAACCATAATGGTTTAAAAGCGTAGTATAATCTCTTAGAAAATTTATCGTGTGTTCTGAAATCGGTGGTTTTTTGTGTTACAAGTCTTTTTTCTATCTTTAGTTTATTTCTTAGTTTTCTATGCTTGCTATTATCTGCGTCAAATATTTCTGCGTGTCCGTCTTTGAATATTAAGTGGTCTATCAAAACAGTTTTTTCAGCAAATGTAAAATTACTGGGCTGTATATTGCTTATTTTTTCTTTCAAAGGACAATCAAATTTTCTAATTCTTAAACAATATCTAAACCAATGCTTTATAATAGGAGCATTTAAAAGAAACAAGAGCTTGCTCTGATGTTTTTTAAACCATTCTTTTGAAAATACTATCATAGTTTTATGTTTCATCGGCTACTGCGACACATCCCCACTTTGAAGATGCTGTGTCGTAAATAAAGCCAACTGTTAATAATTTACTAGCTGTTGTTGTTGTTGGAAGCGCCACGCCATTATCTTCAAATGAAGCGCCCCAAGTTATAGCTCTCCCTGTTCCATTATCTAAAATTCTTATAATAAGTTTTTGAAAATTTGTAGGAGTTCCTGATAAATTAGTAGTCATTGAAGTAATCGCCGCTGCTAAAGCTGTAATTGAATGAGCGTCTGAATTATCTGTATTTATTGTTGGTGTTGCCGATGATGCCTCTGTGGTTACCCTTGCGGTAATTCTTTTGTTTGTAAGCGTAACTGTTGCAGCGTTCTTTGTGCTATCTGAAGTATTATCAACATTATTTAAAGACAAATCAGTCTTTACTTCTGCATAAGTTCGCGGTACTAAGTCATTAGCGTTATTTCCTTTAATATATGAATTAGCCGCTACTGTAGAAAGCCCTGTCCCTCCGTGAGCTACCGCTATATCAGTCCCCTCCCAAACTCCTGTCGCTATCGTTCCAAGTGTAGTAATGTTTCCTGAACCGACCCAAGTTGAAAGTTTAGTATTTTCTACATTATTTAGAGACAAATCAGTTTTCATTTCAGCAAATGATTTACTTTCAATTCCATTAGCAGTAAGTTTTGCATATTCTCCAGAAGCGGCATCAGCACTATCAATTTTAACTGCGTTAGTGTTTGCTATTCCAAAAGTTAAGGTGTCCTGCTTAGTATCTATTTCAGTCTGTTGAGCTGTTGAAACTGGCTTATTTACATCAGAAGTATTGTCTACATTACCTAAAGACAAATCTGTTTTAACTTCAGCATACGAACGCCCCTCTATTCCGCTTGCTGTTAGCTTGCAATAATCATCGTCTGCCGCGTCTGCGTCATCAATCACGACTGAATTAGTGTTAGCTATTCCAAAAGCCAGCGTATCTTGTTTCGTGTCTATTTCTGTTTGCTGGGCTGTTGATACGGGCTTGTTAGCGTCCGTTGTGTTATCAACATTATTAAGACTTAAATCAGTTTTTAATTCAGTATAAGAACGACCCTCAATAGTGTCAGCATCTGTAAAGCGCGCTATGTCATTTGCGACTGGTGTTCCACTTGTGTCAACTGTTCCTGCTCCTGTGGCTATAAACTCAAGCGCGTCTGCTCCCGCATTGACTGCTACAACCTTTCCACCTTCTCCGGAATAATCTGCTGGTGTGTCTGTTAAGTTTAAAAATGATATTGAAACAGTAGCAGAGCATTTTAATCTTCCAGTAGTAGCATCAACTAAAAGCCGTCTAATTTCAGCATTAACATCGTCTGTGACGCCAAGCATTGTAAATCTGCGATTATCATCTATTTTTGCATTTTGGTCTGCCATATTTTTAAATTATTCAATTAAAATATCACATAATAATAATCCATCAGGATTAGTAAGCAATGGTCTTATTATCGTTTCTTCTTCTCCAATAGTATAATAAACTGTTATGCGAATATGGTCTATAAAAGCTATTCCTTCATTTAATGATGTAGAAACTTTTTTTTCTATTTCTATCTTTATTCCAGTTATTGTCGCGTCAGAAGAAATTGAAAATCCAAAATTAGTAGCTTTTAAATAATCAGAAGTATTATAAACATCTAGGTCAGTTATTTCCCTTATCCTTGCTTTTATTACTATACCGAAATTAGAATTATTTATATCAGCTGGTGTCCAAGTTTCTCCCCATAAATCAAATGATGAACCATAAGCTGTATAAGCGTCAGAAGTTCCCCACACAACATCTGTTTCTTTTTTATTTGTTGTTCCTATACTGTCATCACTTTTAACAATCTTTACTTCCCAGTCAACACATTCAATATTATCAGCAGCGGCAACAATAGAAGCATAAAAGGTTGCATAACTATTATTGCTTGTTAACACATTTGTAGGATTAGCCCAATCCACTCCGGGGACTGCAACATTTATAGCTGTTCCCGGACTTGTTGCTCCAGTGTTATTGATTACTGCTGATACAGCTTGCGCTACTGATTGTCTATTCTCGTCTATTTTAGTTGCATTTAATATATCTGTGTCTCCGTCTGCTATTATTTCTATCAAAAGTCTTCCTGTTGTCGGATCAACAAGTAAGGTAGCAGGATTGCCGTCTGTATCAGTAACCAGTTGAGCATATTTGTAATTGTTATCAATTTTAGCCATAATTATACTGCTAGATGTTCGTGCCAGCCATAACTAATCGCTATGTCTGAAACATCTCCTGATTTATTAGTTACTTTTACTACATAACTTTTGTTGTGGTCAAAAAGCCAGTATGCTCCAGACGAGTCTCCACCAGAGGCTGTAAATTTTCCAGCTGTTCCTATCACATCACATTCTATTTCAGTTCCATTTGCTGATAATACTGTATCTCTATAAATAGAAGCAGTCGGAGTTCCTATTACTTCTCTATTCATAGATTGACTAGCTACCACCGTTCCATCGTTAGTTATGGTTGGAGCTTCGTAAAAGAATGCGTGAGCTTTCCCAGAAGTGTAAATAGTTATATTTCCGTGTGGAGTTTTATCTCCAGCTTTTATATGGAAAAATACATCTGCGTCATTAGCTACATCATACCAACAATAATCAGCGTAAAATTCAAGTGACTTTTTTATTCTATAATGAACAGCTCTAACAGATGTAATTCCGCCACTCTCCCAAATATATAAATCGTTAGTTCCATCACTAATTTTGACAGTATCAGTATCAGCAGTTAAAACTTCTTGATCAACTTTTAGTCTTTTACTTATCGGGTCAACTCTAAGCTGTGTGATAAATTTATCAGTGTCATCAGTAATGGCGGATAAAACTGTAATTCTGTTTTGGTCTCGTTTATTTATTTCATCCATATTATTTTTCTAATTGTGAAAATGCTCTTTTTATTGAAATCTCTTTATCTTTTAATAATAACATTTCAGTATTCATCTTGTCTCTGTTGGTCTTAATTTCAAACCTCTCTTCCGCCTGTTTTGTTTCAGTATCATCTAGCTGTTTGGCTCTATTTATATTGTCCTGCTTGCCTTTTTTTATCTCTTTTATTTGCTTGTCATAATCTTCAACTTCCTCAATTAAAACATTCTTATCTTTGTTAAGATTTGAAATTGTTATTTCTACTTCACCAGCTTCCTCTTTTAATATCTTATTGCGTTCTTGTAAAGCAAAACCTTCTCTGGTTAATTCAGCTTTTTTCTTTTTCGCTTCTCCGATAAAATCATCCCAAATTATATCAAAATCTTTTTGAGTTTCTTTCAACAGTTTGTCAACAAGCTCGTTATATTTCTCGTTGAATTTAGTTTTTAGACTTTCCTGTATATTCATTTTTTGCCAAATTAAAAGTTTCAATTTGTGATTGCAAATGCAACCTGTCTCTTTTAGTTTCTTCAGCATACTTATCAATCGCTTCTCGTTCATTTTTCAACATAAACTTTTTATTTTTAATCTCTTTTTCTTCTTTCAAGTTCTTTCTATCTTCTTTTTCTTTTTTCTCATCAAACAATTCTATATCATCAGCCAACTTCAATATTTTGTTTCTTGCTTTTTTATTTAATGATTTAGTTTCTGTTTCAATATCTCTAATAATCAATTCTCTATTTACAAGTTCATCTGTTTTCTTTTCAACAAAATTTTCCTTCTCTTTTATCTTGTCATCTTTCTCTTCGTTTTCTTTTTCAACTTGCTTATTCTTTTCAAGCATTCCAATAGCTTCGTTCTTTATATTTTCAGCTTCTTCTAAAATGGGTTCTACTGGTTCAAGAGCTGTTTTCTTTCTGTCTTCTAAATCTTTAACCTCAGAAGTTAAACGAGATTTTCTAATTCTGCACTTTTCCGTAAAGTTATTCAAGTCATCAACAGCTTTTAATTTTTCAACATCTAAATTTCCTCTAAGATTATTTATCTCCTGAAGTTTAGATTTATATTCGTTAGCTACTTTGACTTTTCTTTCTATGTCAAAATCCCTCCTCATTGCCCGCGCGCCACTTACTTCTTTTTTAGATAATAATCTCATTATGCTGATGTTATATTCGCGCTACTTGATAATGGTGTCCAGATACAATAAAAAGTAATAGCACCTGCTGTTACTGTATCTGTCGCAACTGTTTGAATTATATCAGTTCCATTTGTCAAAATCTTATCACCTGGCAATGCTTCAACTGTTGCGGGAGCTGTATCAATCCACACTTCATTAGCGTCTATATCCGTAGCTGTTGTTTGTGCTATTAAAGAGGCAATATTGCCTGCTATTCCAACTTCTATCGTAGAACCTGCACCTGATGTCAAAGTCGTTCCGCAAACAGCAAAAACAGTAGCCAGCACATCGCCAGTGACTGTAAATAAATCTAAAGCACCAGTTGCACCATCACCAGTCGCGGTGTAAGTTATAGTTTTAGTCTCAATAATCCCGTGAACCTGAATAGGAACGCGATTAGCATCTCGTCTTAATGATGATGTTATTTGTGTCATATTAGTCTTTTAGACCTTCAAACTTTTCTTGAGATTTTTTGTATCCCTTAGTTCGTTTGTCAACTTTCTCAACCGGAACAGTCTTTTCTTGTGGAGCTATCTCGCTTGAAACTTCTGAAGGTTGTTTATTAAGATTTTCTATTTCTACTTCAGACTTGACTTCTTCGGACTCACCAAAACATTTAGCTTCCAGTCCAATTCTCATCGGATTACTGGTTGGTTTTCCTTCCTTGTTCATTTCTCTATCAACCAAGTGTTTGGCAAAATGTTTAGCTTTCCAATCTTCTAAATACATTGATTGTCCTTTTTTAATTGGGTAAGTAATTCCATCCCATAAACCAATAAAGTCTTCGTCTGTCCAATTAGTAAATAATATAGTTTCCATATATGTTTGTTATCAAGTGAGTGAGTCTTGACAAATTAGCACTCAACGGGAGTGTTTAAAGGCACACTCCCAAAGCCACAAAATCAGTCAAGTGTTAAGAATATTGGGTTATATTCTGTGCTTACACCTTGAACGCAAGCAACTCCAACCTGTAAAAGAGGAGCTACTGATTCAGTTACGCAACCGTCAGTAGTGGTTGAAGCATCAACACCTTCTCCAATTTCAGCAGGAGTGGCATCGTGCAAACAAGAAACCAAACCTCTTGTTTTAATCCAGCCGTAGTATTCCGCCGTGATAGCGGTTACAGCTACACCAACAGGAACTCCAGTTTCAGAAGCGGCGTGAATAATCACATCCATATACTGATTAGGAACTAAAGTCGCCTGTGAACTTGTCGTCAACGCCGTAACGATTGGTTCGTTGTCATCAATAGTAAGAACCAAGTTAGCAGAAGCGTCAGCCGCAGGATGAGACTTAATAGTATAAGTGTATCCCTCGCCTGCTTCGTCATTTATTGAAACAACCCCGCCAGCGTATTGGTTAGCTGTAGCAGCGGTACTGCCAAGAGTAACTGTAATTTCATTTTCGCCAGATGTTCCAAGAACTACTGCTAGATTAGCATTGTCCGTGGCATTGGCTGGTCCGTCTTGTAGTTTACCGGGAACTAACGCTGTTCCACCAGCTTGAACATAGCGGTAAGCATCTCCATTTGGAGTAACTACTTTTGCTCCAAGTGGCGCTTCCTGAACAGAAGAATTGCTTCTAATGTCTGCAGGAATTGCCGCCATATCGTGTGTAAATTGTGCCATAATAGTAATTTAGTTAATTAAGTTGTTTGAATACCGATTGTAGCAGTTGCCACTCTGGCAGGTGTACAGTTTATTACATTAGTTGCTGTTGCTATCTTTGTGCATTCTGTAGCACAAGTATCTCCAGTAAGTAAGATTTGTCCTGCTGTAAGATTAGCAACATTTATTGCTACTGCTGGTACTGAACCTAAAACATTAGCAATAAATTGGCAGTCGTGAAATTCCATAACTCTTTCAACATCTGCAGCAGCGCCCTTAATAAATGCAGTAGTTGTTCCACCTGCTTTTTTCCAAAACTTGCAACCGTCAAACAATACATCCCTTGAGACAAGACCTGCTCCTACTGTTCCTGAGGTCAAGAGAATTGATGGTCTTATTTTGTCTCCGCTTACAGAGTCTGCTAATGATCCGAAGGTGCAACCATAAAATTGTGCGGAGTCTCCATTCAACACCATTTCTGAATGCGTATTTGAATCAAGTTTTGCAGAGTTGTAAAATTCACAATTCATATAAGAAGTATATTCTCCACCTTCTCCAACCGTTGAAACTGCTTGTGTCAAAGTGTTTCCACTATCAAACTTAATGTTAGAAAAAGTATTTCCAACTCCTGTGTTCTTTACAGCGAATACATCGGTTGTTGCTGTAGTAACTCCCATAGTAACTCTTGTTCTCTGTCCATACTTTCTAAAACCTACTCCTGTTCCAACAAAATGCAATCTGCTCTTTGTGATAGATAACATTGAAGCTTGAGCGTGTGCCGCGTAAGCTGACAAATAAATAACATCGTGATTATTTGTCGCTGCGGCATCCACTGCAGCACTTATTGAAGCAAAAGCGTGATCTGGTGTATCTCCAACATCATTATCATCCCCGTTTGTTGGGTCAACATACCAAACATTACCAAATACAGTCGCACCTCCGCCAACAATTTCTGATGGAAAGATTTGAGCGCCGTATTTTAATGCTGGTACATAATCTCTTAACTTATTCATACTTATTTTCCTTTGTATTCCTCCCTCTTTCGTAGTCTTTAACTCAAAGTAAAGGGCGAAAATATTAGTTAATTAAACTCCTGTAATACCAGTCAAGCGAGCGTGTCGCTTTGGATTGTCTGTAATGAACTCACCACCGAAGTAGATGTGTCCGATAAGAGCAGCCGCATTTGATGGTTTTACCCATTCACTCCAACTAAATCCTAGTCCCATAACATTTGAGTAATCGTTACCTTCAATGCTTTGAGATTTAAACTTAATAGGTGAAGCCTCTGCCATTGTCAATCCATACCAGTCAAGATAACTTTCATTCATCATAAACAGAGTTTGCGCTGTTGCTTTTTCATCTGCCAAAAGAGTAACCCCTTTATAATCAAGTCCGGTAAATCCTGTTCCGCCAACCAATCCTTTAACCATTCCAACATTCTTGTTAATTCGTTCTTGTGGTTGGAGAAGTTGCTCATAAAGACTAAACACTGTTTGGTCTGAAATATGAACAGTTGGTTTCTGTGAACCTGAAGTAATATCGTTATAAAGAGTTGCCATTTTAGCAAGTGTCAATGTTCCGCCTGAAGCGGTAACAGTTGAAGCAAGTGTTGCATAAGTAGCTCTAGCCAATCCGCCAATATTAGCTACTGATGAACCATCGTCTACAATAGCAGCTAACCCTAATGGGTCTTTTGAACTGTTGCCAGTTCCATCTGCATAAAAAATAGTTCCTAAGTCATCAGCCATATCATCAGCAGAGCCTTTCATTTCAACTGTTGCTAAATCAATAACTTTTTCTTGTGTTGCATTGATAGACAATTCGTCTAATGGCAATGAAACTGTAATTTGATAAAATTTAGCATTGTAAGCAAGGCTAACTCTGTTGTTAGTCGCCGCGGTGCTAAATGTATCAAATCCCGCAAATGATTGTCCCGTTGTATTTTTCTCATACTTGATAGGGAATTTCATTTGCTCCCCTCGCCAGCTTTTGGCTGCATTTACAATTCTTGTAAATAACACATTGCTATTAAGAACTGTATCAATAACCTTAGGAGCGAGCTTGTCTTGTGTGGTTGTTAATAGTCTTTGTCCTGAAGCCATAATCGTTTAGTTAGTAAATTAATGCCATCCCTCGTTTTTCAATGAATGGGAAGTTTGAAATTCCTCACTCTTTGATTCTGATTTAGTTTGCTTCGTAGTTCCATCAGCGACTTTTTTTCTGTCAGTGTTAGGTTTTTTCGTTCCCAACATCTGCATAATATCGTAAGCCTTTTTAAAATCAAGATTGCCTTTGTCATCAGTAGGACGATAATCAGCTACAACTTTCATAAGTTTATTTTCGTTAAACTTTAATCCTTCGTCTTTGAGTGATTGAACTTCGTCAGAAACCCAATCATTCCATTTGTCAGTTTCCTTTGTTGCTTTTGATTGCTCTTCCTTAATCTCACTAAGTATCTCTTGTTTCATTTGCTTGCGTTCTGTTTGTGTTCTTTCATTATACATCTCCCAAGCACTCTGATTGTCTCCGTAAAGCTCACTAAACCATTTAGGGATAGTTTCTTTGTTGTCTATATTAGACAACTTTTCGTTTGTCTCGTTTTGTTTAGATGTCAAGTCTTCAATAGTCTTCTTAAGACTTTTATTGTCGTCTATAATCTGTTTAAAACGAGGATGCTTATGAAAAGGAATGTTAGACTTTTTATCGTCTTCATCATCAGTATTAGGCTCGTCAGGCTTATCATCTGGCTTGTCGGGCTCATCGCCCTCTTTGTCATCTGATTTGTCTGGCTCGTCGTCATCGCCCTGATGTGATGGCTCTTCCTCTTTTGGTTTGTTTTCTGGTTGCGAACCTTCGGGAGTTTCCTTCTCCTCTACATCGTCAAGTTGTCCTTCTTTGACAATGCCCGCGAGTAAATCTTCTGGCATAATTGTTTGTTATTGGTTGGGTGAGTTCCAATTATTAGCACCCTATTTAATTTTTCTTTTAACTGCGTCAATTTGCTTTTTAAGTTTCTTTGCCTCTATAACCTTGCCTCCCGAAAAAGCTAATCTCACTTTATCTCCTCCTTTAGTTGTCTTAACTCTGAAACGAGTATTTTTTGGTACTGGCATATTATTCAGTTAAAGGCGGTAAAGTTGGTGTCGCTTCTGCTACAATCTCTTGTCCTGCTGTTGGTTCTACTATTGGCGGTGCTTGTCCGCCTTGTAATAACTGTTCGGGAGCAGTCTGCCAAGTAATCAATCGTCTGGCACTCTCTTGAGGGTCGGGGAAATCTAACTTGTCATAAAGAGTAATCGGATCAACAGCTCCAGCACCCCACAAATCAATCGCCTCGTTTCGTTCTGTTAGTGGGTCTCGTGGTATCAATGAGCCCTCTTTAACACTTACTCTTAATTTTTTGTCAAGATCTGAATTTATCAATGTCGTATATTCCATTCCTTTATCCTTGCCTAGAATTGAAGCTGAATGTTCTTCGTCATAATAGACATACATCATCTGAACCATTAAGTTGTAAAGATAATCAATGGATTGTTCTATGTATTCAGCTACCATACTTGACCTGTCTAAGTCTTGTTCTCTAACAATTATCTTGCCTCTTACTGTGTTCTCGCTTGCTACTCCTGCTGGTGTGCTTCCTGATGTACCGAATATGTTTCTTAATTGTCCTCTGTAATCTTGTAATGATTGATAAATAAATTGTGGTAGTGGCGGTCCTTGTTCTCTTCTCACAGCGCGATTGACATCTCCACTGGGAACATAAATAACCTTGCCTCGCCTTAATGCTTCCCCTGCTTGTGATGCTTCTTCTTTATTAAAGAAATCTCCCGATACTATAAGTCCTCCATTTGTATCGTCTGCATTCTTGTCAATCTGCTTTATTCTCTTGTTAATCAAATCTTGCATATCAATGTTCTGTTCTATCAAAGAAGTCTCATCGTGAGGTTGTTTTCCTAAATCAAACACTGATAAAAATGTATAAGGCATTTTAGGAACTGCGAAATGGTTGTTGCCCGCTCTTTGTTCTGTTGTTTCGTTTCCAAACTCATCAACATTGGTTTCATCTTCTCCGTAATTCCAATGAGGGTTTTTAATTTTTCCCAGAACTTCATTTTTTAAAGTCCAAAATAGTTTATCGTTTGTCCACCATTCTGTATATTGAATATCAGTCCCCATTTTATCTTTAGCTTCTTTTTTAATAATGCTTGCTTTGTCCGGAAATCTTTTAATTAAATCAGATGCCTTTTCTTTTTTAATCTCCCCGACATATTCTCCTTTGTATTCTCCTCCTTCTATAATTCCATCAGGGTCTAGTATCAACTTTGTCGGTCTGATAACTTGAATAACTATATCGTTCTCAACTAAACTCCAACCAACTTTAATACAACCAATCAAATCTAACGCCCAATGTCTTACAAGTCTTTTGATTTTTAGTCTTAACTTCTGAATATCTGCTATGTATATTAAAATGTTTCTGACATCTTCAGATAGTTTTTTGCCTTCTTCCGTGTTGTCCGCTGATATTAAAGGCTCTGGGTTCTTCCGTGTTATCTGTGGTAAAAATGTTTCTAAAGATTCAAAGATAAGATTATCAACAGGATTGTCGTTACTATAAGCGTATTGTTGACCTTTCCAATATTTTGTGTTCTTCTCCTGTCGTTTCTTTATTCTGCTATTATATTTCTCGTATTTGTTATTCCATTGTTTGGCAAGATCGATCAAGTCATCATCTTTCATAGACAATTTAAGCTCAGGCAACAATTCATTTGCTCCTTCTTTATTGTCGTCTGTTCTTAATTTGTTTATGTCTTTTCCTAAAGATAGGAAGCCGTCAAGTAAACCCATAAAAAAACACCATTAAAATTTATGGTGCTCATAGGCTCTCTATAAAAAACCTTATTTCAAAATAATTACGCGCTTACATCGTCTGCATTTAATCTCTAATCTTGAATTTCTGAGTATTCCAATCGCTAGTAACGCATTACATTTCTCACATCTGTATTCAATATCATTACTATAAACCTTTTTTTTATTATTGTCAAGTTTTTCTCCAGTCATTTTTTTTCTTAGGTGTATTAAATACATTGCTTTTAAATGTTCCATCAACTTCTATAGTTGGAACTGTTGGCAAATCCATTGACTCTCCGATAATAGCTCCGCCTCCCATTCCGTACTTGTCCATTCCAACTCTCCAATAAACAGAAGCGTGAACCCAGTGGTCGTTTCCTGTTGTTGTCTCCCATTTAGCCTGTGGCACACCCAAAGTGTCTGTCTCTGTAATTCTATAAATATCATTCCAGTGCTTATAGTAATCCTGCCAGTCTTCAATCGTTCCTTGTATTGGTATTCTCTTATCGGCAAACTCATCAATGACAATCTGAATAGCCCTGTTTCTATCAACCACCACATTACCAAACTCATCATTTTCTCCCCACCTTATTACTTGCATAGTCTTCCTATCCCTTGCGTAATGACATAAGAATATCCTGCCCTTATATTTCTCTCTTAGCTTGCGTGGTTCTGTTAGGTCCGGAAGAGCGTCAATCACTGCTATGCTCTTAGGAAATCGT